CTAAGTTATACACTGGTGAAATCGGTGATGCTTGGCAAGTATATACTTGTCCTTTCACTCCAGCGGGTTCTGCTTCTCTTGCAGAGGCATTTATTGAACCATCTGCCATCAAAGTGAATCAGGAGAACTGCTACGACACATTCTGGAATACATTCCTTGTTGACCAGACTGAAATCTCATTGAGAGGTGGAATTCCTCAGACTTTTGGTGATTGGTATTTCGCTAAGTTGAGAGCTAAGATGGCTAAAGAATATCAAGAGCTATTTTGGCAAGGTGATACTGCTCGCACAGCTACCACAAAGGCTTATTTGAAAGCTACTGATGGTATTGAGAAGAAGCTTCATGAGAACACTGGTGTTACCAAGATTACTGGTGCTGCTGTTACTGTTGACAACGTAATTGCTCAAGTTGAGGCTGTTATCCTTAAGGGTATTGAGGTTGCAAACAACAACGAGGTTGACACTGAAGGTTATAAGGTCTTCATGAACCATGCAGACTTGAGAGTTCTTGAGGTTGCTCTTGGTAAGGTTTGTTGCCCAAATAGCGTAAACGCTGTATTTGCAAACTACGCTCGTCAAGATGGCCGTATTTTCGTAATGGGTTATGAGATTGTTCCAACCATGCAGAGCAAGAACACCATCATCTTTGGTCCAGCTAGAAATCTTGTTTTAGGCTTCGACACTTATGATTCTCATCTTGAGTACAAGCTCATCGACATGCGTAACTCTACTGGTGACAACATGTTTAGAGTTCTTGCAATTTCTAACATTGCAGTTGGTATCATAATGCCAGAGTTGTTTGTATATTCAGAGGTGTAAATTGACTCATTTGTCAGCACAACATATATACATCTGATGTGGAAGGGTGATAATTCGGTCATCCTTCCATTAACAAAAGAAAAATAATCAAAACTAAATAAACTATAATATTATGGCTGTTTGTAATTTATCTAAAGATTTGCTTAGAGCTGGCACTTGTGGTTATTCACTTCCAGAGGTTAAGGACATTTATATTGCCAACTACAACGATGTGACAACTGCCCAAAGTGCATATGACTGTGCAAGTGGTGTTACTATAACTGCTATTACCCTTTCTGGTTCTGCAAAGTTCTATCATATTGAGCCAGCTAAGAATTCAGTATCCTTTACTGATGAGTTGGTAGTTGAGGACAATGGCAGGAAGTACCGTACACATACCTTGACTTTTAGCCTAGACGGTAAGTATGATAAGGATAAGGTATGCCCAGTAGATGCTTTGTCACTTGGACGTTTCATTGCAGTTGTTGTAACTGCTGATGGTGAGTGGCTTATGCTAGGTAATAAGGTAGGACTTGAGGCTTCAGCTCAGTCTACAGCTGGTGGTCAAGATTCTAATGGTATAACTATTACTTTGAGTGCTAATGTCGCTGAAAGCGTATATCCATTGAACGCTACTGCAATTGCTAAAGTTAAGGGCGAAGAGTAATTTTGAATGTATTAAAGCAAAAAGAAAAAGAGGATGAATCATTTTTCATCCTCTTTTTTATTGGTTTTACCTTTCTTTGGAACAACTTCAATTATATCATCTTTCTCTACAATTTCAAGGTCTTCACCTTCCTTCCATCTTGGGTCATCAATATCTTTGCCCAAATTATAAAATGTTTCAAATCCTTTCTTGTCATTTGCGTCATACGCATATACATAGCCATTCATTTTGATTATCTTTTCCATTTTTTACATGTTTAACTTAGATTATTTTATTATATAATAAACAGTATGAGCGTAACAAATTATGAAAATATTACTTGCAGATACAGCATTGAGAAGCTAGACAAGATGGTGTATTTTGTCCCAGAATCTGCGATTGGTTCAATAATCGTTGATGGAAGTGTGGATTATGTTCATTCAGCAGGAACCCACCAAGCCATAGAGTGCTATGCGTTATCCCTTTCTGAAGGTGACGCACTAGACGAGAGATATGAGTTTACACATTCTCTCAACTTCTCTGTGGATGGGTATATGAACAAGGATGACATTGAATACAGATATGTAATAGTTAAGGACTTGGAAGGAACATATTGGCTATTGAATCCAAGATTTCCTTGCAAGTTAACGTATACCTATACGCTGGATGCAACTAGCAACCACACCGATTTTGTTGTTTCAACAAAGTCCAATTTCCCGATGTTGAGGGTACAGAATTTCACCCCAGAAGATACAAGGACATGCAGTGGTTATAACTACTGTGGGTTTGACTATTTGGAGTTAAACGATACCAAGTATTCAAAGATTGACGATGAGGCGGTGTATTACACAAATGATGGTTTCAAGTTGGTCAAGTACCTAAAGAATTCGGCTACTTTAACAGAAACCTATGATGGTAACAACGTTTCACATGAGGTCAAGTTTAACATAAACTTTGATGATTACAAGTCATCATGGCATTATACATTGCTAGAGTTCCAAGACAACAAGTATGCTGCTGTAATATCAACAAAATGTGGTACAAACATTGCTTGTGGATTTGGGTATGGTCTTCAACCATCGTTTACTGTGACTGCAAGTGATACCCAGTTTAACAGCATTGAGATTAAGCTGAGTGACTTGCATGACCAAGGACATTTGATATGGATGCCACAAGATGTACCATACTCTCATACCACTGGAACCACATGGTCATATGTGCCAAATGAATATGAGTGTGTAAACACCAAACAAGCAAAGCATCTGCTCATGCAAGAGTATGATTTCTTTGGTAATCCAATGGGAAATTACATGTGTCTTGAAGGTTATGAATCCAAGTATGAAGACTTGAATATTGTTGGTACATATCCTTATTCTAGCGCTATATTGTTTAACTGCAAGTACTGTAAGCCATTGGAGTGTGGCATGGAAACATCAATCCCGAAGAAAATAACGTTCACAGAAAGCGGTGAATGCAAGGCATATAGCATAAAATGCGATTCGTTCTTTACACTGTCAGCAACCAGCAATGATATAACGGTATACCCTATCAGTGGTGAAGCCAATACCTATTACAGCGTTAGGATTTGTAACTTTGCAGAGCCAACAACCAGTGGAACATTAAACTATGAGGTAATTCTTAATTACTGTGACGATAAAGGCAAGAGGTTTAACGTTGAAGTGGTAGCACCTTCACCTTCAAGATGTTTGCCACAAGGACAGTACTACAATATATCTTCTGAAGCCCAATATGTAACTATACCAACATCATGTTGCATTGCAAGTGCTGATTGTATTAATAATGTCAATGCTCATAGCTTCCAGATACAAGATGGTTATGTACTATTCAGAGCAAATGATAATCAAACTGGTTCAGAACGACAGTTTATTATCAACCTCATAAAGTGCAACAGTACGACAGCTACAGTATATGTTACACAAGCTTCATACTATTCTAGATGGGTTGTAGAAGAAAGGGTTTGTAATGCATACCAGATGTGTGACTTTGAGAGAATGTACAGTGGTGCAACAGCAGAAAACGTAAACACTCCAACTTATATGACAAGGTGGAATAACTGTAGTGCTTCAACAGAATGCGCAACTAAGAATACAAGGTGGGTTGAAACCTCATATACTGGATGTAGTGGTACTCATCTTCATATGATGGAGCAATACCAAATATCCTATGATAATGGTCAAACATGGACAAACACTGGTCAGATGCGTTTTGGTAGGGAAATCCCAGACACAAGTCTAGCATGTGCATATAGAGAATACAGATGGACAAGTGCTGATACCACAACTTGCGTTGGTTATAACTTGTATCAGAACTATAAGAAGGAAGAATCTGTTGCTGGTGGCGCTTGGACAGTTGTTTCACCATTGACGTTATCCTACGATGGTGAAGGAACAATGCCTTTGGTACTAGTGGATTCTGCATCTACCATTTGTGGATATGTCCCACCAATTGAGCCTCAGTACAGATGGGAGGGATTAGACCCAGATGTGGATTGGTATTGCGATGGCGTTGACAAGTGGTCAAAAGATGTTAGGCAAATTTCAACTGATGGAGGTGTGACATGGAGCAATGTAACGCCATATGAATATAGAAAAGCCTTCCTAATATATTCAAATTCAACAGATTGTGGTTATGTGATGTCCAAAAGTAACATGCTAGAAAGACCATTTACCATAGAAGCCATTGATGATTGTATTATACAATTCACATCGGCTGCGCTTATCAAAAGCCAATACGATTATGTATGGAGACGAGTGTCAGCTAACGCAGAAATGGAAGTATTAGCTGGAGAATATATTGAACTTGCAACTGGTGTTCAATCAGCCACAAGTGCAAGTGTTGGTTCATTCTCAGCCTCAACTGGTCATTTTAAAGCCTATGGAAACATCATGAGCTTGGTATATGGTCGAGATGCTAGTGGGAAGACAAGCCTTGAAGGATATGAGAATGTATTTGAAAACTTGTTTAAGAATTGCAGTGGCTTGACATCAATTGATAATTTGGTAATGCCAGCCACGACATTGGCTGAAAGCTGTTATTACAGAATGTTCAGAAACTGTACATCATTGACATCAGTAGCTAGTGATTTGCTACCAGCTACTACATTAGCGATAAACTGTTATTCAGAAATGTTTGAGGGATGCCCAGCGCTGTTGAGAGCACCAGATTTGTTGGCAAGTGTGGGAGCATATGACTGCTATGAACTTATGTTTTACGGTTGTTCAAGTCTCAATTATGTTAAGTGCTTATTAACAACAATAGATGCAAGCCAATACACAAACACTTGGTTAAGTGGAGTTTCTCCAACTGGTACGTTTGTTAAAGCAAGGAATGTAGATTGGGGACAATGTAGAACTAGTACAATTCCATGCGGATGGACAGTTCAAAATGTATAATATAAATGACCTACAACCAAGTAGGTCATTTTATGTTTATTAAAATGATTTGAATATGTACAATGAAGATAAGTTAGACTGGTATGAAGAGGTGAAAGAGGCTATTTTCAAACGTTGGAGTTGTGAACCGCCTCAAATTCCTTTAACACAAGAAGAATATAATAACATTCCTAAAAATAATTTATAAAATGAATTCCAATTGCGAAAAACATACAATTAATATGGGTTGCTGC